AATTCTGTCCTGATCAGATGTGGAATATGACGGGCTGACCAAGTATCTCTGCCCATCTTTACGCTCAAATATGCGCACATTACCATCCATTTTTTTAATAATGCGTGGTAATTTCTTGTAATCTGTTTTTGCTTTTTTTAATGCCTCTTCTTGGCTAGATGCAGAAATTTCAACTTCATAGCCATCAGGTGTCATTATTTGAAATTTATTCATATTATTATTTTCCCGGTACTACATTTGTTACAGAAAACCCGTTGCTGTTGCCGTTAGCTTGGCTGTTATTAATAGTAGGTTTAGATTCTAAAGCTTTAATTTTTGGAGCTATTAAAATTTTCATCTGATTTTCTAAATTTTGTATTGAATTTTTAAATCTTTCTTCAGCAGTACCGCCGCCAAGCGCTTGTGTTAAATAGTTTTTAGGATCTGTAGTATCAAACACTAAAGCGTTCAATAAATCCATGTCAGGCCCAGCAAGGACGCCCAACTCAAATAAATCTTTCATTTGTAATTGTAAATTAGTTCGAGCTGATTGTAATAAATCTCTTTGCGTACCCGGCATAACACCTATGCCGCCCGCGTCCACCATATCCTTATAAGCACTTATAGAATTTTGAATTGAATCATAAGACATTAACATCGCTTGAGCTTTAGTTTTATTTGTACTTGTTAAAGCTTCTGACATTTCAATTTTTTGTGTTGGGTAAAATTTACCATTGCTATCAAATTGACCAGCTAAAGCGCCATATGCTTTTGCCTCTTCTGGCGTAGCTATTCTAAATGCATCTTTAGGCTTCATTCTGTTTGATAAAATTGCACTTACCACATTTGATGCGGCAGACGGATTAGCCTCTATAACAGCAGCCGCGTCTGCGTATCCGTTGTTTTTTAACCACTCAACAGTCTTATTCACATTACCAGCAGCCACACGTTCCCTACCACGCTCGCGTATTGCTTCGCCTGCACGCATCTCCGGCATGATTAATGGGTCAAGAGCTGCGGCAAAGCTTTGCATTCTGCTTAAACCAGTGTTGGGGTTTCGTTCTCTGGCATAGTCAAGTAAGCCGCCTAAACCGCCACGAGACTGACTTGGGTTCATTCTGTCTTGAATGATTTCTGCTGGCTTTTTTATCATATGCTTATCCCATACTTCCGAATGCTTGTAGATAACTTAACAAGCCCGGTCTTTGGCTTTTAGTTTCAGTGTATTGTTGTGGAGTTGCACCTAATGCAGCAATTGGCGCTGACAATGCTTGCTGTGGCGCTCCAGTGTAACCCGCATACTGCTGTTTAGCCGCATCAATGAGTGCTTGCTGTAGACCTTGCTGTAGTAAACCTTGTCGCTCTTGCCTGTCTTGGATTGCTTGACCCGTATTAAATGCTTGGCCTGCGAGTGCGCCAGTTTGCGCAGCTCCACCCATTTGCATCTGCTGTTGGTTTTGTGCAGCTTGCAGAGCCGTGTTAAACCCTTGCTGTTGCAGATTACCAAATGCTTGCGCGCCTTGCCTTGCAAATCCTTCGTTAGTCAATGCTTCCGCAACGCCGTGACGCGAACCACCAAACGCTCCCGCCCTTGATGCTTGCGTACCCATTGTGTTCATCTGCATCTGTCTCTGGCGCTCAAGATCAGCTAACGTGTTTTGCGTAACTTGCTGAGTGTATGGGTTCATAAATTGACCAATATTTGGCCCTTGCATCGCCGCTTGAGTGCCTTGCATAGCTTGCTGTAAGCCGCCAGCCGCCGCTTGATTTACGTTAAATGGCTGTTGCGCAGGTTGCATGGGTGAATACTGTTGCCCACCTTGCGCGCCCATACTTTGCATCTGGTTAGGATTATTTTGATTTAATCTTCCGCCACTAGCCATGTTGAGCCTCTTTTCTTTTAAAATTTGTCATAATTAAAATCCGCCCATACTTTTTTTGTAAGTGCCAGATTTAACCGCGTTTATATTCTTTTGTTGTTTAGACATTTCGTTTTTTAATGCAGAGCTTATTGATTTTTTTACGTTACTGTTTGATGCAGGTGCGGTTCTAGCAGCGTTTTCAGCAGCCATTCTGGCTGCCTCTGCGTCTACTCGACCCTGTATAACGTCAGGCGTGTTGTAGCTAGTAAATCCAGTTGCGTCACCTATCGCTCCGCCTATATCGCCTAATAAACCATACTTGCCGCCCTCATCACCAACGCCGCTTGTTCTGCGCCCACGACCGCTAAATAAATCATAATTACCGGGCTGACTTTCAATTGGCAGTGTGTAACCCGCAGCCATTGCAAGTGTCGGGTCTACTTCGCCAACATCATATCCGCCTGCAACTATTGAGGTCGTGTTTGGATTTTGCAAGCCGTAGTCTGACCCTGTAGCATCTGGTATCTTTGGATCAAGTATATTTTGAATTGCGCCAAACATACCCGGAGCTGTAAAGCCTTGTGACTGATCATAAACTGCGTAGTTTGTGCCAGCAGTGCTTGAACCCGGAGCAAATGGAGAAGTGGATTCCCTATTCATCATATCCAACATTCTTTGCTTGTTGCGATCTCCTCGGTAGTCACGCCGACTATCTTGCATACTTTGTATAGCCGCAGCTTGCGTCTCATCATATGTTGGATACATCGCATTAGGAGATTGCACGTTAGCGCCCGGTGCGCCTGTGTAAGGATCAATAAAGAAGCTATCCATATACGCTTTTTGCGCTGGCCTACGTGCGGCTAGTTCATCTAACGATTGCTCGTAAATTGGTGCAGAAGAGTAGCCACGAACGCCGCCAGCATACTGTGTAGGCTCGCCCATGCCACCCATTATATCAAAGCCACTGCTAGGCGCGCTCATACCAAATGCGTCAGCAACGTTTGCCGTGTTTTGAAATGAAGCCTGCTGCATAGGTGTAAACGCAGCCACGTCTGGGCCAAAGTATGGCGTGTAGCCTATTTGAGATATACGTTCAGCTTTATCTAAATTACGTCGAGCCGCATCTTCTATATAATCTGGTACTGTAACACTTGATGATGTTGACCCACCTTTAGACATTATTCAAACTCCTTAACATAAGACGAATGCAACTGTTGCCAGCCATGTTTCGCCAATGGTTTTTTCCAGCCGACACGCCCCGTCATGGTTAGTGCCGCGCATCCTTGCGCTTTAGCCCACTGTATCACATCTTTGTGCATATCCAAAATCTGATCCAATTCACCACCGCCAAGAAACACGTTTAACATTCGTTTACGTGGATATACCACAATTTCTGTTACTATGCACCCCTTTGGCGTAGGCCACAACTGCATAGTACCCTTATATATTCCTTCAGCAACATCGATAAAGTCATGTGTACCACCAGAATACTCTAAAGCTGCTTCAATCCAAGGCTTACATCTCTCTAATTCTTCATTCATGCGTGCGTCCTCGTTATTGACAATGTTGAGGATGGTATAGCTGGCACTGGAGATGATGCAGCTGTGTAATTTAAAAATCCATCTGTATTATCTATCATGTAGTTTACCTCAAGGTAATCATTAGCCGCCACAGTAAATATCTGCGTTCTGGATGTAACGAGTGTAGCATTATTCTGATGTAGTGCAGTTGTCATAGCGCCATTTGTTGATGCTGTACCATTTATGCTAGGCCAAAAGTAAAAGTGTACTGTGCTTGCACTTGTTGATGATATTTGCGCTGAAAATGATAATACATATTCCCCAGCCTCTTCAAATACAATTCTACTTGCTGGTGTGCCTTGCGTAATCTTTGAATTGCCAGTTGGTACGTCATATGTCAGCTTGTATGCCGTATTTGCTAGAGCTGGTGTAACATCTGATGTTTTAATGAAATTAGCGTGTCCGCCTTCTATTACAATCTGACGCCATTCCCCGCCCTCACTCACAACTGGATATTTGTATACCCGATCCCACATAAGAGTGCCATCTTCTGCTGCGTTCTCATCTCCATTTTGTTGAACCAATGTGGATCTCGTTTGGGCAATATATGCAACTAATCGGCGACCCCATGTCCGCCAATCATTGCCAATTACATCTGGCGCTCGCTGTTGTTGCTCGCTCATCTTCTACCGCCCGGGATAATGTTTAACCTGTTAATGCCAACACGCCAATCTCCTAAAGTGTTGCCATCTACTCTTAATCTTATCTGCCTGCCTGTAAACCTTAATGAAGTTGGGTTTGACATTGTAAAAGCCCCATATGATCTTTCTGTGTCATTGGGATAAAACCTTGTTTTAAATGTTACGGTAACGTCGCCTTGTGTTTTTTCATCTGGTATCATCTCAGTTACCGCCATAACATTATCGCCTGCACCTAATGATATTGACCCACTTTCGGCAAATGGAGATAAACTATCGTAATTAAAGCCAATCTCATGTTCGTATAATTTATTGTCGTCAGCAGAAACCCAGAACGGCTGCTTAAATGTACCCATATCAGCGCCTGCCGTTCTGCCAATTTCACCAATGTACCAAGTACGTTCAACATAATTATATACAACATATCGGTCATTTTCAGTAGATGATCCTGATGGGTAGAACCAGAATATCTCACCATATGTACTGTTAGGCACAGCAAAAGCCTTGCTAATTTGTGCGCGATTTATGTCGCTAAATACATAGTCAGATACTTCGCTCTCAAGCTGTTGGGCTACGCCGCCGGCATACACATAAAACGAGTGATTGCCCATCCAGAATGCACCTTGGTCAACTGACGCATATGCCTTATTAGCTATTAATCCGCAGCTAGAGCCAACACGCTCAATACCATAAACGTATGGCGCGCCAATGTAGTTGGCAACGTGTGCGTCAGTGCTTGTTAATATCAATGTCTGGCCTTGCACTCGAACGCCAGCCATAATCTTACCGCTTGTGTTTAACTCAATATCACCAGCTTCATTTGTAGCTGCGGGCGTCCATGTCGTGTTATCTTCTCGATCACTAAATTGTATTTTGCGTTGATTTCCACCTGCACCGAGTGCAAACACAAATCTTTCTTCAGTAACAACAATAGCCTCATTATTAATTGGCGCGTTTGTCACTACAGCAGCAGGGGTGGCATTGTTTAACTGCCACTCGTATATCTTCCCATCGTCTGGGCTACATGCCAATAGATATTCACCCCAATTGTCTAATGACCAAGTTGTGGCAGGCTGGGTTCTTGCCGTGTCTGGCCTAGCCACGCCGTATGCATAATTACCATAGAAACTACCGCCATACCCTGTAAATGCTTCTGCTGTTTCTCTGCCTGATGTAAATCCTGCTGGGGTTATGTCGTGTCGAACTCCAGAAGAAGTCCAACTATACAATTTATTATACGTGCCACCAACAATATATCTACTTTGGTCATTGGCGACCCACGTAAGTAAGCCTCTCACTTTTGCGTCAGCAGCAGTATCAGATCGAATGCGCCATCCACCAATCGGGCGCATAGTTCCATCCACCCAACGTATTAAATTACTGTCTCGCCAGCGATTAGACG